GCTTCCTCACCACGATCAAGCTGACCCAGTGTGATGCCTTTGTTCAAGAGCGCCTTGGCGACCTGTTCGCACAGTGCGGGACTACCATCCTGGCCGTAACGCTGGTCGATCTCGTCGTAGGCTGCGATTTCTTCCTGACCACGATCAAGCTGAGCCAGTCTGATGCCTTTGTTCAAGAGCGCCTTGGCGACCTGTTCGCGCAGTGCGGGCTTATCATACTGGCCGTAACGCTGGTCGATCTCGTCATAGATGGCGATTTCTTCCTCACCACGATCAAGCTGACCCAGTCTGACGCCTTTGTTCAAGAGCGCTTTGACGACCGGTTCGCGCAATGCAGGGCTATCATCCTGGCCGTAACGCTGGTCGATCTCGTCATAGATGGCGATTGCTTCCTCACCACGATCAAGCTGATCCAGTACGATGCCTTTGTTCAAGAGCGCCTTGGCGACCTGTTCGCGCAGTGCGGGACTATCATCCTGGCCGTAACGCTGGTCGATTTCGTCGTAGACTGCGATTTCTTCCTGACCACGATCAAGCTGACCCAGTCTGACTCCTTTGTTCAAAAGCGCTTTGGCGACCTGCGCGTGCAGTGTGGGGCTGTCATCCTGACCGTAACGCTGGTCGATCTCGTCATAAATGGCGATTGCTTCCTCGCTACGACCGAGATCGCCGATAGTGATCGCACGAGCAATCATGAGGTTGATGCATCGCTCAGGTGAAAGCGATTCCGTTAGCGCTTGCTTTATAGCTTTCTCAAAGCTAAGCAAAGCTGAATCTAAGCGTTGAGCGAAGTATTCATCGAGGCCGCGGGCAAAATGATCATCTGACGTGAATTCCTTTTCCGGTTTTGATTCCAGCGCTTGACTTGTTTCTCGAACAACATTGACGGTTGTCGGGTCAGTTAGTCGTTGCGATCCTTGATCCTTGCTGTCGACTTTGGACAAAAAGTCCAGAACCGTCTGATCAAAAGTTTGGCGAGTTTGCTCCGCGTGATGATTGACCTTATTTCTTTCCCGATCAATTTCCAGGATCGTATCTTTAATGTATTTTCGAATGACTGAGAGCTCTAATTGCAGTGCGTCAGTATTGTTTTTTCGGAGCTCCAACATATCTGACTTCAGTGCATCAGTAGTGCTGTTTCGGAGAGCCAACATCTCTGAGTGCAGTGCGTCGATCTGTTCATGATGTCTCACGCTATGTTCTTTGAACCACTGCTGAACTGCCTCCTTGGCTTCTGCTACCGCACGGTTCTTCGCGCTGACGTAAACGGCAAGGCCGGCAATGGTCGCAATAATTGCAATGATAACAGTGATACCTATGCCAACCAATGAAGACAAATTCGAAATGGCTCCCATGTAGTTGGCCTGCTGCGACGTCGAGATACCCAGGTCGCCGATGCGCTTATCCTGCGCATCGAGCCTGCTGCTCGTGACCTCCTTGAGGACTGCGACACGTTCGCCCAATGTCTGAATTTGCTGGGTCATGTCTTGATTTTTTGGTGATGCGGAGGTCGCGATCGGGGCAAAAAATGCCAAACATAGGAATATACCCGACAGGATTATGTGCATGCTCATTCACTCGGCGCAGGACGTTGCTTCGATAGAGCGGGAATTTACCAGTTCTGGGCCAAGTGGTGTTGCACGAAATGTACTATTCCGTAGGGGGCGGGGCTTCGTTATATACATGAGCATCTTCCAGAACGGGCCAGACGGGAGTACCCTTGCCAGCCTTTGCGGGAGAGAATTCACGCGATACAGCAGCTAGGTCGGCGTTAGCTGTAATGAGGTATCGTCTGCTTTTGGCCGATTGCCGACCTCGGCGAAGGGCCGCTATGGGTCGATAGCTGTCACTGGCTACCCTGTGCCTTCTCCACATAGCCGTTGTTCGCAAAGGCGGCTCAAGCGACCTCCTCATGCTCGATCAGCGCCCACAGCCTGGCCGACTCGGTGAACTCCAGCATGTCAGCCAACTGGTCTGCGTCAACGTCGCTGCGTCGGTGCGCTGAAATCGCTAGCTCTACGAGCAGCGCGGCCCTGCCATCGGGATCGGTCAACAAGGCAGGCTGGTCATTCAACTCGGCCAGCCAACCCGATGGCAGGCTCAACATTTCACCGTCCACAGCTGATCGATCCTCGTCGTGTAGGATTGACTCATCATCTCCCTCCTCATTCCCCAGTCTGGCGTCGCTGGCACGCTGGCGGCCCGCATTGTCCCCCTCCCCCAACGCTCGTTGATGTCATCCATCACCTGCATCAATCGGCCACACTCAACCGATTGCTTAAGCGCAAACAAGTCCTCTGAAAATTCACCTGGTTGCCGCAGGTCCATCAGCAGTACCTCGGCCTTGCTGTACCGAAACCCGGGCCTGAAGATACTGTCGACCGCTTCTGTGGCCAACCGCGTCATCAGCAGCGTGTCGCAGGTGGGATATGGAAGCTCAACCAGGGCCCCCTGAGCGTGGTGCGCCTCGTCCGGGTTGAACATGCCGGTGCGGATGCTGACGCGCATGCGCTTGCACACTGAACCCTGGGCCCGGAGTTTTTCCGCTGCTCGAGCAACGTACGTGGCCACTGCCTGCTTGATGGGCGCCAGCTCAGTAAGACGCTTCCCGAACATCCGGCTGCAGCAGATTTCCTGTTTCGGGGGCTCGGCCTCGTCCAGCTCCAAGCACGGCGTACCCGCCAGCTCGCGGGCAGTTTTCTCGACCACCACACTGAATTTCTGTCGCAGTGTCCAGGCATCTGCCTTGGCTAAATCCATCGCCGTGTGGATGCCCATCGCCTCAAGGTGGGCGGTCATCCGCCGGCCTACGCCCCACACCTCTTTCACTTCGGTATTCCGTAGCACCCAGTCGCGCTTGAACGGATCGGTGATATCCACCACTCCGCCGGTTTGTGCCTGCAGCCGTTTGGCGGTGTGATTGGCTAGCTTCGCAAGTGTCTTGGTGCCGGCAATGCCGACACCCACGCGGATTCCGGTGCACTGGAGAATCCTAGACCGCAGCTTTCGCCCGAACTGGGTCAGGTTTCCCTGAATACCCGATAGGTCTGCGAAGCACTCGTCGATGCTGTAGATCTCGGTGGCAGGCACCATCGACTCAATCAGCGTCATGACGCGCTCGCTCATGTCACCGTACAGCGCGTAATTACTGCTGAAAGCCATGATGCCGTGCCGGCGTAGCTTGTCCTTCGCCTGGAAAAACGGTTCGCCCATCTTCACGAAAGGCTTTGCATCGTATGACCTGGCAATCACGCAGCCATCGTTGTTGCTCAGTGCACTCCGCATCACGCACTCTAATTGCATCGCTGAACTCGATCGATGAGGGCAGCCACTCCCTCGTCATTCCCACTGCGCTCGTCCTTCAGCTGCGCGAAGCCCTGGACGGCGCCACACCGAGATAACAATTCATGGAAACGATCACTTGCGGGTCATGGATTGGCCAGCTCGGCAAGGCGCTGGCTCCCCGTGAGCTCGAAGCATTGCTGTGGGTGGCCCAAGGCCTCACCACCAATGAAATCGCCTGCCAGATGGCGGTCAACCCAGGCACCGTAGCCAACCGCATCGAGGCCGCGCTGTTCAAGCTGGAGGCCGGCCGCCGCATCGAGGCGGTCACCAAGGCCATGCGCCAACAGATCATCAGCCCGATCTGCATCGCCCTGGCCGCGCTCATCACCACGCACGCGGTGATTGACGACAGCGACCCCATGCGCCGCGACCGTCGCGCGCCGGAGCGCCGCACCGCTCAAGTTCGAATCGTTCGCAAGGCCGAGGCCTTCGAGTATCACGCCTGACCCTACCGAGGATCACTCCATGCAGACAGCAATGCACCCTGCTTTCGAGCAGAAGCTTGCCGTGCTCGCGGCCTTGCTCGAGCGCAGTAAGTCAGTGAGGGCCGAGGCACACGCCAAGGTCAATCAGCCAGCACCGCGGTACCAGGCATCGGGCAAGGACGGAAAATGGGATGTGGTGGAGATCTCCACTGACGCCGTTCAGGGCTACGCCTTCACCTATCGGGCCGTCATGCGCTTTGTTAACGCGATGGAGGCAGGTGCGGCGAGCAAGGGAGGCGGACTTCAATGATCGGCAGCCCAAATCAAGACCAGCGCAGTGCAGTGCTAGCCCAGCTCAATGCGAGCATCGACAGCTTCTTTCTCGACGGCGGCCAGGTGCAAAGCCTGCCGACCAAAGGCTATGTGCCGCGGCGCGCGCACCGTGATCTTGAGCCGGCACGAGCACAAGTCGCTACGCTGAATACCCGCACTGAAAGACGCCAGATGCGCATTGAAGAGGTGCGTGAGCTGGCGAAGCGCATGACTTATGCCGAAGCCGCTGCATACACCGGCCTGTCATTGAGCTGCCTGAGCCGTTACGCCTTGGACGGCCAATTCAAATTCAAGCGAGATCCAAGGCGCGGCAAGGGAAACCTGGGCAAGAAGCTCAGCGACCCGGCGGCCGACAGGGACAAAGCGGATCAGATCATCGCCTACCGCAACCTCTGCATGACGAGATATCAGGTGGTACGGCTGATGAAGATCTCCGACAAGCAGCTAAAGCGGCTGCTGCGTGAGATCGAGATCAACTTCCCGACCACCGCCGAAAAGCGAGAAGCCAAGACAGCATGAAACGCATCACCGCGCGCATCCGGCACGGCCGGCGCCAGCAGCACATCAACCTGCCGCCCAGCCGGCTCGCAAAAGATCGAGGAGACGCGACGCATGAGAGTCGACCTTCCGGGCCAGTTCGACCTCCCTATCCAAGTCGTCCATCAATCGCCGCCAGCCCTCACCGGTAGCAAAGAAGAGCTGGCCGTGCGCATCGCCAAGGCACTGGCAAAGTACGAAGCGCGACCTTCTTCAGCGCTCTGGATCGAAATTCAGGCCTGCGCCCGCGCAATCCTCAAGTAACCACCATGCCGCATCCGGCCACGGAGGGCGGAGCATGCATGGAGAAAGCCATGAGCTACTCCGATGATATTGAGTCGCCAAAGGTCTGCCCACAGAGCGCAATTGGGATGCGAAGAGACTGGTTGAAACTGATCGCGGCATAATAGGACCTATTGCATAGGACCGTGATAATTTCATTTGAAGAAATGGCTAGGTCCCTTTGGCAGAACCTCTTCACGTAAAATCTTATCTCTCAATAATTCTATTTTTTCATTTACGAATACCCGAACATGCTCGAACAGGTCAGCAAACCCTAGCTCATCGCCACTTTGCGTCAGCAGGTCCGGCTGATTAATCTCTGTATATAAATTCAAAGGTATATCACGGCCTGGCTTTAGCTTTTCAGGTACAACTAGTGCAATTTTCACGAACTCAAACTTCGCAGCGCCGCTATGGGCTGCAAAATTGTGACGATAGGATATAGCTGTATCATGTACAGTCCAGAACTTTTCATCCAGCTGCTTTCGCTCAAGCTTCACGGGCCGACCGTCACACTTAGAAAAACACTTGCCATAAAATGTAAGTGCTGCAACGAAAAGCCCTTTTACTATATTGTAAGTCTCCCTATCTCTATTGACCGTATACTTAACGCCCTTAGCATTAGTCTCACCTGCCATTTCTTGTGTCTTTTTTATCCACACAATCGCACTTCGCAAATCCTTCTCGATCATGGCATAGCCTGCTAATTGATCGACAATCTTTGATTTCAGGTAGACACTTTTGCATGACTTGTTCTTGTATTTATATATTCGATGAATCTTGCCGGAATGTTTATCTACAAAATCTACGAAACTCCAATTGCTAGCGATTTCTTTGATTTGTAAGGCGACCACGGCTCTCGGTTTCATATTGCTCCCCCAGCACAAAAGATCCATAGAACACCAAATGACGTCAAATAGCCACCATGCCGCACGACGGCCACGGAAAATCACCCACGCCCATTCGCCACGCAGTGATGCAATTCATCGACAAGAAGCCGGACGGCAGCCCAGCGGCCCTGCACATGGCCAGCGCAAGCCTGCCGGAAAGCGGTGCCATCCAGAACCTGGTGAACGACGTAAACGATGGCTACAACGCTAAGACCGGCAAGGCCTGGGGATTCTTCCATGGCGAATCCGGCGCTTACCCTCTCAGTGGCTGGCTAGCCAAGGTAGTCAGCGGCGACATGCAGTTCATCGACTTCACCCGCACCGCAGTGGAGCACCTGACGCGACTCATGGAGGAATCAAACCTGGCAGTTGGCGGCCATGTTCTGTTCGCCCTGTATCAGCAAGGGCTGACCGACTACCTGACGATCACCATCCTGCGTCAGGTCGAGACGGTCTCGGTTGCCGATGACCTAACCGTGTCGGTATCGCACCATATGGATACCAGCGCGCTGCACTTAGCCGCCCGCATCAACCTGAGCGAATGGAGGAACAACCCAGCATCGCGCCAGTACATATCGTTCATCAAGAGCAAGAACGGCAAGCGGCTTTCGCACTACTTCCAAGACTTCATCGGCTGCCAGGAAGGGATCGACAGCCTAGGCGAAACGCGCACGCTGCTCAAGGCCTTCGCCGACTTCGTGAAGGCTGAAGACCTGGCCGCCGGCGACGCCACTGAAAAGAGCCAGGACCTGGTTGATTACGCAGAAGCGAAAGGCAAGCTCGGCGAGCCTATCACCCTGGATAAAGTGTCCGAGCTACTGAACCAGGATAGCCCTGCAACCTTCGCCAACTTCATCCGATCTGGCGATTATGGGCTCTCTGAGACCTTCTCTGCTGACGAGCGCATGCTCATCCAGTACCGCCGCTACACCGGCCGCGCTGAAGGCATGTCGATCAGCTTCGAGGCACACCTGCTCGGCGGGCGCGTCGAGTTCGATCAGGCCACCGCCAGCTTGACCATCAACAACCTGCCTACGCAGCTGGTCGACCAGCTCAAGCGCAACGCAGCCAACTGACTCCAAACTCCGATGCTGTAGCGACTATGAATTCCGTTAGTTACTTCCTTACTGAGAGAGACAGGACACCAACTGCGTGCAGTTGTAGCTGCCGTACATTAATAGACAATTAAATATTCTTCCGATACTCCCGCCAAGAATAATTAATATTTTTCACTTGGCGGGAAAATTTGTTATATGTCTACCAACGTATCGACAAGTCTCTAGCCGTCATGTATTCCGACGCAGCGTTATTTATAGTTGCCATTGATCCAGTTATCGCCATCAAGTGCACTACCAGTTCAGGATTTCCAAGCTCATGTGTTGGTAGAGACTTCAAGGCTTGTACAGACGCTTCAAATGACCCGCCCAAACCTTCTTGCCAGAAAGCCCTAAATACGTCATCTGGAGGTAGCTTCTCGACAAATTCACCGATGGATGCGGCATGTTTAACAGCGACCTCAACTACTGCATGCATAGCATTAATCTTCTGTTTATCTTTCTGGAGAGCCTGACTTAATTGCCGCCGAGATTGTGAGTTAGCAATTAAAAAAGCTCCAAGGACAGCCCCGACAGATCCTATCGCCTGGGCCCAGTAAGCAGACACCGTGCTATCAGGCCCCATCATCTTAATGACTGATGCAAAGAGCCAAGCAGCTGGCCCGACGATTAGAGTGATCCACATTATCTTTATGGCAAATGGTGCACTTGCCTCTAATTGCTTTTTGAACCGCATCCGCGCTCTCCTTTGAAGGTGAGCATCAAACACCATACTTGACCAAATTTCCACCACGCCGTATCCGGCCACGGAGGGCGGCGCATGCATGGAGAAAGCCATGATCGAAGCCACCGAGAAGCAACTCGGCCTGCTCTGGCACACCCTGGGCCTGAACCCGGGATGCCGTACCGGCAACAGAAACCACTTCCTCACCAGTCCAGGCTATGACGACGCCAACAACTTGGATGTGCTGGTAGAGGCAGGCCTGAAGACGCGCGGCAAGGCGCCAGCCTTCTGTGATGCTGATGACGTGGTGTACCGGGCAACGCCTGAAGGCAAGCAGTTTTGCGCTGTCCAAGCTGCCTCCGCCGCCGCCACCACAAAAGTACACCAGGTTCGATGCCTATCTCGACGAGTGCGAGTGCTACGACGGCTTCGCCCACTTCCTCGGTATCAACCAACCCCAGTACCAGCAGCGCGGCGACTGGGACAAGTACGAATACCGGATGGTCCGCTACCCGTGCGGAAGCGCCTACTGCGAGCATCGCCGGCCTACCCGATTCGCGCACTGGTCGCCCTACGAGACTCTTGAGGTCGCAGGTGAGTGGGCTGCAACCATGAAGGCCGCCAAGGCCAGCTACAAAGAAGCGCTTAGGCTCCACCTGGCCCATGGCCGCGCCAAGAAGAAGCGCCTCGCGGCCTGACTCTCCTGCGCTACCCGCCATTGCGTATTTTCGGCGCAGCCCCTATCTGCCATCGGGATCTGGCGCCGCTCTCTACAACAACCAATCTATCGGACGATATGTTCTTGACTGCGCCGTTGCATCGATCTGATCGAACAGCAAGCCAATAAACATCCTCAAACCATACGTATCATCTTCAAAAGTTATAAACCTACCATCATAAGGCAAATTAATTTTCGCTGAATAATCTTGCCTGTGAGTCCATAGCCCCACGCCATCTATACATATAAGACTTTGAGACCTCTCAATCACAGGATTATTAGCGCACTCATCGGCGAAGCCTCGGTAATCGGTTTTAAATCCAAACATTGCGCAAACTGGATAATAGCCAGCACCACCCAAGAATTTGCCGTAACTTGCCAATTTCAAACCCTGGGGATTATCGGGATCAAAACACTGAATCATTTCAGAGAACTGATCAAGTGATCTTTTACTGATAGTGCTTTTCACCTCAATGACTCGCACCACAGAGTCAATAAGATAAACTCCGCGACCTGATGATTCCAGAAGTGGCGGCATGGCCCTTTTATCGTAAATTATTATGTCAGCTTGGACGCTCTGCTTACCGGACCTATCAATAACAATTCCAGATCCTATCCCGTAGTTGAAAGGTAGAAAAATCTGAATTAGATTGACTAGAAAAGCCTCTCTTAAGGAGCCTTTTTCCCCGTTATGGTGAATAGATTTTGTAATAGAGAACATCGACCTTAGCTCAGCTATTTTCGCTCGATACACATCTTCATGCATTGTAATTCCGCCATGCAGCCCCTTGATCCACCCACTCTACAGCGCCTCTCTGTCATGTTCACCATTCGTTTGAATGGTGATGTGCTGGGGTAACTCAACATTCTACTCAACTCAACAACACGCCCAGCACGGCGAGGACCGCCCATGTCTGCATTTCAGAAAAAGAACCCGCTCGACTTCAAAACCCAGTACGGACTTGGCTTCGACCCGCAAGACGACGAGATCGTGGTGGACTTCTTCTGCGGTGGCGGCGGAGCCGGTACCGGGCTGGAAATGGGCCTTGGCCGGCCGGTGACCGTGGCCAAGAACCACAGCCCGGCGGCCATCAGCATGCACACCGCCAATCACCCAGCGGCGCGTCACTTTACCACCGACGTGTTCGAGGGTGACCCGGACGAAGAATGTCAGGGCCGGGTCGTGGGCTGGTTCCACATGAGCCCCGACTGCACCCACCATAGCCAGGCCGCCGGCGGGCAGCCGCGCAAACGTGAGATCCGCAACCTGTCGTGGATCGGCTTGAAGTGGGCCGGCAAGAAGAAGCCGGGGGTGATCAGCCTGGAGAACGTGAAGCAGATTTTGCAGTGGGGCCCGCTGATGGCGAAGCGCGACAAGGCCACTGGCCGGGTGATGAAGCTGGACGGCACCGTGGCCGCCGTCGGCGAGCGCGTACCAGTGCAACAGCAGTTCTTGGTGCCCGACCCGAAGCGGCGCGGCATCACCTGGCGCCGGTTCGTGCATCTGCTCGAAGGCATGGGCTACAAGGTGGAATGGCAGATCATCAAGGCCTGCGACTTCGGTGCGCCCACCAGCCGGGAACGCCTGTTCATGATCGCCCGTTGCGACGGCCAGCCCATCGTGTGGCCAGAGCCGACCCATGCCAAGAACCCAGTCAAGGGCCAGCAGAAGTGGCGCACCGCCGCCGACTGCATCGATTGGAGCGTGCCAAGCAAAAGCATCTTCGGCCGCAAGAAGGCGCTGGCCGATGCCACGCTGCGCCGTGTGGCTAAGGGCATGAAGAAGTTTGTGCTGGATAACCCGCAGCCCTTCATCGTGCCGATCGCGAACTGGTCGGGCGAGCTAGCCCAGTCGGCAGATCAGCCGCTGCGCACCGTCACCTCATGGCCGCGCGGCGGATCCTTCGCCGTGGCAAGCCCAGTGGTTCTTCCAGCAACGCACCAGGGCGCCGACCGTGTGAACAACCCGCGTGATCCGCTGCCAACAGTAACTGCAGCCAATCGTGGCGAACTGATGATGGCCAGCCCAGTGATGATCGGAGCCGGTGGGCCTGTGTACGCCGGCAAGCCTGCGCCAGCTGATCAACCAATGGGCACGCTGATGACGCAGAACCACCACGCTCTGGTTACTGCATTCATCGAGCAAGCCAACGGCGGCTTCAACACCACCCCGGCCAAGGGTGCAGACGAGCCGCTGACCACGGTCACCAACACCGGCAGCCAGCAACGCCTCGTAACAGCCAGCCTGGCCACGCTCCGCCGCAACTGCGTAGGGCGGGCGGTAGATGAGCCGGTACCGACCATGACCGCCGGCGCCGAGCATCACGCCCTAGTCGAGTACAAGCTATCGCCAGAGCATGAGGAAGGCGCCCTGCGCGTCGCCGCGTTCCTGATCAGTTACTACGGGACGGAGAACATCAGCGCCTGCGACTCGCCAGCGCCCACGGTGACCACCAAGGACCGCCTGGGCCTGGTCACCGTGTTCGTGAAGGGCACGCCGTATGTGATCGTCGACATCTGCCTGCGCATGCTGCAGCCGCACGAGCTCTACCGCGCCCAAGGCTTCCCAGCCAGCTACATCATCGACAAGGGCGCCGACGGCAAGCCGTTCACCAAGACCGAGCAGGTACACATGTGCGGCAATAGCGTGAGCCCACCGCCCATGGCAGCACTGGCAAAGGCCAATGACCCCTGGCGCGCAGAGGTCAAAAGTGCGATCGCAGCTTAACCATGTGAATCAGCAATGGCATGTAACGCAGATTCGATTTTGTCTGATGCTTCCTGAATGGAAATGGCCAAGATAGCTGCGTTTTAGTCATATCCAGCGGCCTTCATGAAGGCCGCCACGAGCGCCGGATGCAGCATATCCATCACCGAACTCGCGGTCGATTCTCTCTCTCGCTTCAGACAAGTAATCACTTGCAGTCATAGATGCTTGTCTCAACAACGTCGTGTAGTCAGCAGTAATCGCCATAGCCAGAACTCCAGATATTCGAATCCCGAATCTCTCATATCGAAATGCTGAACCACAAACCTCGATAGGAGTACATCCGTACTCCTTCACTGCAACCCCTCTCCCCTCTATTCACTGCCGCCATATGGCGGCCAAGGCGAAGCTATGTCTCAAGCAAAGGAACGCCCGATTCTGTTCAGCGGGCCGATGGTCCACGCCATCGTGGCCGGACGGAAGACGGTCACGCGACGCGAAATCAAGCCGCGCATGCGCAGCGCTGACACCCAATTCGAACTCCATCAGCAGCCGAACGGCTCGTGGCGGCCGCTGCACACCTTCGACGAGAGCTGCATGGATGCCCAAGGCACTGAGCACCCCATTGTCTGCTCCTACGGCAAAGTCGGTGACAGCCTGTGGGTGCGCGAAGCCTGGGCGCAGATCGACGTGGCACAGGCGCCTGGCAAAGCTGGGTGGTCTACCGCGAGTGCGACAACCGGACCGACTACGGCGGGCCATGGAAGCCGAGCATTCACATGCGCCGGCGCGATAGCCGAATACTGCTGGAGGTCACCGGCGTGCGCGTCGAACGGCTGCAAGACATCAGCGAAGATCAGGCCAAGGCCGAAGGCATGGTGTACACCGACTTCGGCATGCAGGAGCGGCCGGGTAAGGCGAGCATCGACGGTGGCAAAACTTTCCACCCGCTGAAGCCTCAGCAAGCGCGAGGGTGGCACACTGGCGACGCAACGCACCCGGATCAATGCCTTGATCGAGCTAGGTGGGCGTTCGCAAAGCTCTGGGAAAAGATCAACGGAGAGAGCAGTTGGGACGGCAACCCATGGGTCTGGGTCGTCGTGTTCAAGAGGGTTCAGCCATGACCCGCCTCGCCCTCTGCCTCCTGCTGCTGGCCACCGGCGCCAGCGCTGAACAGGTAACCCCCAACGTGGAAGTCATCCACGATGACAAACGTGCCGTCACCTGCTGGGTCTACAGCGGCCACTACTACTAAGGGCGATATCAGCTGCATCCTCGACAGCCAACTGCAGGCCGGCAACGAGCGCCAGCTCTGCCCGCACGAAACCCAACCCGAACCTACACCCGCTCTGGCGCCTGGGCGCTGGATTGATGAGAGGTATCAGCTGTGAGCGAAAAGATGCGTGAGCAGTTCGAGGCCTGGCACCTCGACCGCAACTGCGGCGGCGTCGGGCGACTGAGGAAGTGCGTGAATGCCGAAGACGTTTACTACTACAGCGAAACCCAAACCCGATGGGTGTCATGGCGGGCCTCCCGAGAGGCCGTAGTCGTCCAAATGCCCGACATAAAAAGCGAGCAGTACTGGGAGCAGTTTGAGGATGTGGAAGATGAGTCATTCGTCTTCCCGAAGTATCTCGGTCACCTCACTGCTGCGATCAAGGCTCAAGGCCTGAAGGTACTGCCATGACCGACCTGATCGAAGTGAGGGTATCCAACCTGACCGGTGCAGCGCTGGACTGGTCGGTGGCCATGGCCGAAGGCTACAAGCAAGACACCGAAAACCACCTGACGATTATCAGTCCCCGGGGCGTCTTCACCAGCGTGAGCATTCGCGGCGCTTCCGAAGGCTTCGGGTTTCGACCATCCACTAACTGGGACCAGGGCGGCCCGCTGATCGACAAGCACAACGGCGGGCTGCACTACGATGCCCACCTTGCCGACGCGAACTTCCGCTAAAGCTCTGGGCCAGGCAGGACCGGTTTCTGGTGCTACGGCCCAACTGCGCTAATTGCCTTCTGCCGAGGCCTGGTCAAAGCCAAGCTCGACGATAGCGTCCAGGTGCCGAAGGAGCTGATGCCATGATCGCCCTCGCCTACATGGCCTACCTGATCTACAGGGGGCCGCGATGAGCCGCCAGTTCTTACGAAAAACGCATGGTCCATGCCTCGCCAACGAGCCACCAAATAGAAATTTGAACCAAAAGACTGCACCAGATAACCGCTGCCCCACATATAAGCCAATATCCAGGCACGGCGGCTGGCCATCTAACTTTTATGGAGCGGTGAATCATAAGGAACAGCTGAAGGGTGATCAAAATCACGCCAATAGAAAACAATGCTCCGACAACACTGGCAACGCCTCCAAAAATACTAGTCATAAAGCTCTTATCCTCGACAGAGCTTTTCATCCAAACCAACGAAACTCCCGTGATTGACGCCACTGAGCTCACAACACTCAAGCGGTCCGTCCAGCTCATACCTTTCATATCCGCCCCCTCGAAAAATGGCGCCGGATCTTCTCATATTTGAATTCAGAATCACTACACAAGCCCGCCACAAAAGGCGGGCGAGGATGACCTATGTCCGCAACAGAACGCTTCCACCACACCGCTAACGACTGCCTGGAGCGCCTGGCCGCCGACCTCTGGCCCGATGCCAAGTTGGCCCTGGTGATCTACACCGCCGGCAAGCCGGAGCTAGACATTGTCCTCAAGGACAGCGGCCTGAACGTCGACGAGGTCGTGAGCACTCTGCGCAGTCGCGGTGGCCTGCGCCTAGATGGCGAGAACATCTATAAGCGCCTGCTCTGTGACGCAATCCTCGGAGCCATAGTTTTCGGCAAGCAAAACAGCAACCCACCACCTGCAGGACACTGGGGGCAGGAGTTCTGGAACGTCGGCCGCTCCGAGGGCGAGCTGCAGGAAGAGCTGGTGCATGCGCTGCGCCTGTTGCGGAAAGAGCTGGATTCCTGCCAGCGAGTGATTCACTACGCCGGCGGCTTCAATCCGGCCTACGTCAACGACGCCCAGGCCGCTATCAAGGCGGCTGACGCCGTGCTCGAGAAGATCCCCGCCTGACCACCAACCTGCCGCCACCGGCGGCGTGGAGACCATCCCATGGATATCGAGAGCACCAATGACGTAGACAAGGTCACCGAGCAGCGAATGGCTGAACTCATCGGCTGCACTAAACGCTCCCTAGAACACCGACGCTGGATGGGAAGATTCCCGCGGGCGTCTGGATGAAGCACGGCGGCCGGATCATTTACAGCAAAAAGAGGTATGACGAATGGCTGGAAAGCCAATGGGTTTACCCCGTGGGGTCGAAATCTTCCGCAACTCCCTCCGCATTCGTTTCAGATGGGACGGCATCCGTCGATGCGAAACGCTCCCCTATCCCCCGACACAAAAAGGGATCAAGGCTGCATCCAGCCTTCGCGATCAGGTAACCAGCCTCAACAAGCTCGGCCTGCTTGATCCAGACAAATACGCCGAGCTGTTTCCCAGCTCGCAAGCTGCGGTCGGCGGTAAGCCGACTTTTGGCGAATATGCTCAGCTCTGGCTAGACAGCCGCGAAATCACCCAAGGTACGCACAACAACTACAAAAGCGCCCTGAACCTCTACTGGGTACCGCGACTGGCCATGGTCCGTGTCGACCTGATCACGACCAATCTCCTCCGCCGCGTCATCATTGAAACCGAATGGACCTCGGCAAATGTGAAGCGCAATGCGATCACCCGATTGTCGACGATCCTTGCGGCAGCGACTCGGGAGGGCCTGCTAGTCAAGAACCCCGCCGAGCTGATCGAACTGCCGAAGCGGTCGAAGAAGGAGATCGACCCTTTCAGCCTGGCGGAAGCCAATAGCATCATTGACAAGCTGTATCAGCACAAGCACTGGCCTAGCCTGATCTATGCCGCTCTGTTCGAGTTCATGTTCTTCACCGGCCTCCGCCTGTCGGAGGCATTGGCGGTCCGGTGGGATGTGATCGATATGGGAAGAAAGACGGTGCACGTCAAGAGGACTGTCGCCCTGGGCGAGGTGGAGGAAAGGACGAAAACCGGCCGGGACCGTTTCGTGCTGCTGAACGATAGGGCTTTACGGGCTATCCAGTTCGCCAGGCAATACGCGGATCGCCGCAGAGATGGTAAGGGGGCGGTGACCGAAACGCCGTTCCTGTTCCCCCCGTCGAAGAACGCCGAGTACGTGAAACAGACGTCCGACCTCCACAAGCAGTGGGTGCCTGTGCTCAATGAATTGGGGATCAGGCGTCGTCCCCCATACAACTGCCGTCACACCTATGCGACAATATGCTTAATGTCCGGCCTCAACCCCGCATTTATCGCCCAACAGCTGGGTCACAGCGTTCAGATGCTGCTGTCGACGTATGCCCGTTGGCTCAACTCAAGCTCCGACTGGAGCGAGCTGGAAAAACTCAAGATTGGTATCAAATCGGT